CGGCGCTCTTGGAGAAGCAGGCGTAACATGGCCGGCCCCACAACACTCGGTGCACTCACCGGACTCGCCTCCCCCCTGTCGTTATCTCCCGATGGTTCACCTGCCTACGCATCCGACGAAACACTGCTGAAGCAGTATGTCCGCCGGTTAGTGCAGGAGGGTGGACAAGCGTGGTTCGGTTCGTACCTGGAGTGGGCCGGTCTGGACGAGATGTTGTTCGAGTACACCAAGGACGAGGTGCTATCGGCCTGCTCTGAACAGCTACCCGCAGTATTCGCCGTCCTCAATACATACGTGCAGTACCTGAGATGTGAAGGCGCGCTCACAGCCGCCGGTGATACCGAGATCCGCGTCTTCTACCGGATCAGACGGACGGGAGAAGCAGTAACGGAGACGTTCAGGAGTCCAACATGGTAGACCTGCTGAAAGACGGCGTACAAAGCGCCGAAGACCTGCGCACCCTGCTGGAAACCTACATCCCGTCCTATCTTCCGTCGATCACGAACGTCGATACCGTGGGAGACGGGCGTAAACTCTTCAACCTGATCGCCTCGCTGTTGCGCACCGAGCACTTCGCGCTGGACTTCAGATTCCGTCAGTCGAACGCTACCGATGTAGACCGGTTGACACAGGCGTTCAAGGTCTTCTCGATCCTCGACTACAAATCCCCCGGCCCCGCGGCATCGGGGTGTACCGTGCGCCTAACCAACCAAACAGGGGCCGTCGTCGGTGCACCAATCCCCATTCCGCAGTACACCGTGTTGAAGACATTCGCATCCCCCGCGCTATTCGGTCTCACGACATCGTCCTTATCCATCCCGGTCGGATCGTCCTATGTCGATGCTGCCGTCATTCAGGGGCAGCGGTTCACGGGGCAGGCCGTCGCCGCCGCACTCGGTGGAGCGTACCAAGCGTACAAGGTCTCGACCCGCTACATCCCGCGGGAATACCTAACCGTCTACGCGAACGCCGTTACTGTTCCCCGAGTTGATTCGCTGTACGACGCCGACGATACGACCCTGTGCTACCAAGCGGTCTACGACGTGGACGGCTACCTGTGGATCACATTCGGAGACGGTACGTTCGGCAAGTGCCCGTTGATCGGCGATGCCATTACGGCCGACTGGATCGTCTGCTCCGGAACAACGGGCAACTTCACGCTGGCAACCAACGGCTTCTCCGTCCTTACAGGAGTGCTGGGACAGACGCTGTCGGCGCAGCAGACAACAGCCGCAACCGGCGGGTCCAACGGGCCGGACGTCGCCACGGTGAAACGAACGGCGCCGCGCCTCTGGGCCTCGGGCAACTACATCCGCCGCGCTGAAGATGCCGAAGGACTGGCAAACGACTTCTCTGGTGTCTACAGGGTACGCGTTACACGTCCAGGCGGGTCCGTGCTCAGAGTCTACGTCATGCCGGACGGCGGAGGCACCGCTTCTCCTGCTTTGCTTACCAACCTGCAAAGCTATCTCCAGAACCTGTGTGTCGAGGGCCTGGTAATCGAGGCATACCCGCTGGTACAAGTACCGCTTGTCGCTTCCTGCCGTGTTGTCGTTCAACAGCAGGCACACCGTATGTCTCGCAGCACAATATCCAAGCAGGTCCGTGCTGAACTGGCGACGGCACTAGGTTACACTCTCGCCGAGATCGGCCGCGGGTACAAGGTGTCCGACTTCTCCGCTCTGATCGAAAACCTGAGCAACGGACAGACTACCGACTACGTGGATATCAGCAAATTCACCAGAGAACCACGGGTCGTGCAGTCAAACCCTGCAGCACCCGAAGTCCACTCTTTCACGCTTGCTTCAACGCTTACCTCGTCAGACACCTGGAACGTTATCATGTTTGACGCTACCACATACTTCGTGACCCAGAACGGCGTGCTCCTTCCCGATATCGGTACAATCGGCGCAGTCTACGCGTCAGGCGGGCTCTCGTTCATCGTTGGTGAGCCGGGCGACACATTCACCCTGGGCGACACCTACACGATTTACACCTCCCGCTACCTCGGCAACATCACACTCCAGCCCGACGAGTACATGTACTACCGGCAGGACTCGGACTTCGAGATCGACGTAGTGTATGCTGAAGAGGATGTATAACTCACCCCTGCAACGAACGGAAACGACCCTTCCCGCCACGAATGGGTCGGATCGAATGATACCCTACCTCCCCCCCGAGGACAGATAGATGCCGCACCCCAATCCTGAGTTCCTGTCGTCCTTTGATGCGACAACGGCACTGGATACGCCGCAGACGCTGGTCGTTTCGGTCGTCAACGCAGCAGAAACGGTAGCGCTGAAGACGCTGCGGGTCCGCAAGCATACACTTCGTCACCCGTCTTCAGAGACTGACGGTACCCTGGTTGCCGACTACACGCCTCCCGTCCCAGCGCAACAGGCAGACATCGTCGTCTCAGCGGATACGGTGTACTACTACTCAGCATTCGCTTTGTACGAAGGCCCGGCGTCCAGCGTGCTCTCCGGCACGCAGCACAGCGTCAAACGTCTGCATGATGTCGCGCTTGGTGTACACGCCCATACGGCCGCCGGTCGAGTGTGGCTGGTCGGCCGGTCCGCGTCCGGGTACTCTGCTCTGGTGTTCGACACAACCCGCGGCTACGTCGAGAGCGAGATTGCGTTCACGCCCCCGGAAGGAACACGCTGCAGCCTTGACGTCCACGAATACCCGGCAGCCAGCGGGCAGATCGTTGTCTTCATCTCTACCGATTCAGGTGTCCGAGGGTATGCCGCCACAGGGCTTGTGTACTCGGTCGATTACACCGGGATGTACAAGCAGCACATCTCGGCCGGCTTCATCGTCTGGGCTGCCGGTATTATGACCGGCATCAATTTGCTGGACACAGCAACAGTCGTCCGAACGATCAACCCGACAACAGGAGCACTGACCGGGTCAACAACGCTGCCGGCGGCGATACAGAGTTACTACCACGACGCATTCAACGGCCTGTCGCTGTCAGCAGACGGGCTGGCGTGGCACACAGCCGACAACCGCCGCATCATGCGGTTCGATCCTATCGGCGGAGACCTGGAGGCGTACTCGCCTACACGTACCGTACCCACCAGGTTCTGTGAGATTGACGAAGGCGGCGGCACGCTCCGACTCTTCATCTACGACCCTGAGAATACCAGCACGCTGCACAAGTACACCGAGCCGGTCGCAGACATCAACCTGACGGAAGCTGTTGATTCCGACAGCAGCGTGTTGACATTGCTCCACTGCGAGACGGCGCCGGCAAGCGTTATCCCCGATTCCTCGGGACACGCCAACACAGGTACGCTGGTTGCTCCGGCGGCATTGAACGCCGGTGGAAAGTTCGGTAATGGCGTATTGTGCGGAGCGACAGGATACGTCAACTGCAACACCGTAGCCGCCGACATCAATACCGCCGTCGGTTCGATGGACATGTGGATACGAACAACAGACCTGGCGGCATTGGTAGGAAGGTACATCGTCGGCGCTACTGACGGTGGCGGATTGAACCGCATCCAGGTTTGGATCACGAACGGAACGGTGCAAGGGCGACGCACCCAAGGTGGCGCAACGGTAACGTGTACATCGGCGGCCGTCATAGCCGATACGGCCTGGCACCATGTGTACTACGAGTGGAACACGGGTACAGGCTTGCACCGGGTATACCTGGACGGTGTTGCTGGAGTCGCACAGGCGGGTGTTGTCGCTATCCCGGCGATGAGTAGCTGTCTGTGGGGGTGTAGTGCCATGGGGGCGCTGCATTGGCAGCAGTACATCGACCAACTACGAATTTCCAGTGCTGCCCGCACAGCATACACGAATTACGACCTCTGGCGCCGGGCAGGCGACAGTTATTGCCGGGCAGGCGGGGACAGGACAACGGGATTCCAGTACAGGTCGCAACTGCCTACGGCCCGCTTCGTCGCAGAGCGATCACTGACTGAAGACACGGACCGGTCGATCAGCGGCCCCGACCTGATTCTCCCGTCCACGAACGAAACAGTACGCCGGGGCTGGCCGACGACGGAAATGGGACACCTGGCTCGACTGCTGCGCCTGATTGGAGCGACAGTAGACAGGGCGGGAGACAGCCGGGACTATCTACTGCCGGCAGACGTGAAGACCTGCACACCCGCTGTTGTCGAGGCACTCATTCCCCTCTTGGACATTGCTTCTCTGGCAGAAATCCAGAACCCGAGATCAACTGAGCAGTACCCGCTCGACAAGCAGCGTGTATACCTGGGTTTGCTGCCGTGGATTAACCCGCGTATCGGGATCATCTCGGCGCTGGTAGCGTTGTGTCACTACTACGGATTCAGAACCAAGTACACTGTAACTCACCCGAGGTACCACTGGGATTCCGGCATTCATCTTGACTCTGGAATGCCCTTCGACTCCAGTCACCCGATCGCATGCTCGATCAACCTGAACCTCGACCTGTACGACAACGACAACCTGCTGCTCTCGCAGACGGACGGAGTGACGAACATCCCGGTCCCCGGCACATTCAGATTCACGTCTGCAGCAGGAAACTTCACCACAGCGGGCATTCGAGTAGGCGACATGCTCCGTCTGATGGACAGCACGGATCTCGGGGACTACGCCGTGCTCCAAGTCGTTGATGCACACACGATTGATGTCACGACCACATGGCCCGTGTCGGGCAATGTTGGGATCAGCTACAGAATAATTCCGTCCGTTCCGACGGCTGATCCGATGGCTGGATACGTGTACCGTGAGGTTTTCCGCTTCGCAGCAAGTAACATCAAAATTGTATGATGATAATGTCGAAAACGGGGGGATGGTATCAAGGGAAGGGTAGGGAAAGAATTAAGAAAGAGAGGCTTTCTCACCGCGGTTTAACCACGGATAAGACGCGGTTAAACCGCGGTAATCCTACAGGTATACAGACAGTATCTGTCTATAAAGACTGTGTCCGAAGGACTAAAAGGACAGACTGTAAGTATTCTACCATACATTCTTTCAGGTATTCTAACCCCATAAAACGCGGACGGGTGCACGCTCGCGCAGGTATTTCTAGTCTTATACAGACTAGAAATCGCTCGGATTTTCTGTCATTTTTCGTCCGATTTTTTCTACGGTCTTTTTTCGTGGACAATGGCGCGCCGATGGACTACGGTGAGTGCCGTTTAGGGGTGTGATATGGCGCAGGTGAGATACTTCGACTTCGAGGCAGATGACCAGACGCTGTTTCTGAACGAAGCGCGTAAGGGGCTTTTCCGTCTCGGCGTACAGCGCGGCTTCAACGTCGTGCCCGGTTCTACCGGAGGCATGTGGTGCGCGTTTCAGCACGATCCCGATCTCGCTAGAGCCAATAAGCCGGGCACCGATGGTGCAACAGGTCTGCCTGCGGCGCGCACGCTTACGTCTGTCGCCGGCGGGTTCAGTGCCGCTGTTGCAGTCGGCGACATCCTCGTCATCGAAGACTACCAATCGAACGGAGACAACGGCGCCTATATCGTGACGGGCGTTCCTCTGGACACGCAGATCACGGTGAACCGTGACTGGCCTGTCGGTTCACTGGCTGCATTGAACTTCGTGGCGTACAAGGCACTCGGTGTTTTCCTTCCCCCGGATCATGCATGGATCGGCGAGAATGCCTGTCAGGACAATCTGTTCAACTTGCCTGTTGGCGGTGGGACGTACCGGATCGACGTGCTCTTTGCCAGTTACACCTACGCTCTTACCGTGCCGCCGCCGAGCGCTTCGTATTTTCGGTTAGCGGCGACGATGTGGGCCGGGGCCGCAGACGGCGCTACATCGGCAGTCGGTACGCGGACGCTTACGTCTCTGGCGGGCGGGTTCCTCGTCAATGTGGCGCGGGGCGATATTCTGCGCATCAATGACACGGGTACCCCCGGCGATAACGGGGAGTACACCGTCGAAGAGGTGGTGAATGATACGACGCTGCTCGTCAACACCACATGGAAGGCCGGCGGGCAGACGGCGTTGACGTTTACGGTGTACCGGTTGCCGCCGCTGACGGTGAAAGACACCGTCATCGCTTACGTCGAAGTCCCGGCCGGCGCTGTGACATTCTCGCAGTGCCTGGTACGCAAGCCCGATTACCTCGGGGCGCTCGCCGCCCCCACCAGGACAGTCGCCGCTGATGCGGGCGGCGTACTGGAGGGCCTGTCGCTCGCAAATGGTACTGCGGTTACCGATGTGTCTGTGCAGCACGGTGTTGCAGTCACCGGCGATGGCGTCTACATCAGGGTTGAGGCAGACCAGACGAACCTCATTTCGGCGGCGCTGTGTGCTGCTGGTAATCACAGGTTCGACCGTGTCGTGTTGGCGCAGATGGACGACGGGCGGCTTCCGTTGCAGCCGTACCAGATCGTCAGCGTCACAGGGGCGGCAGTACTGGCTGCGACCGTTCCCGTCGTGCCGACAGACGGTGCGGTGATTACAGCGTTGCAGTCCCTGGACATGAAGTACCGCGATATCCGCGATGTGGTGGATCTCGGGCATCTGCACGTGACCGACGCCGCGATTGTTTGTCATACGCGGCACAAGCTGGATGCTGATCACGAACCGACAGTGAAGGTGCTCGACCGCCGCGGCGCCGTCCGCGGTACGTTCTCCGGCGCTTTGGCGCTTGACGAAGCGATGGATTACGTTGATGCGGAGTACTTGTCAATCCGAGACGTGTTCACCAACGACAGTACGACGGCGCCGATCACGGTTGAAGCCAATGGGCACTTTGTGTTGCGCGAGGACTTGGTCCTTCCGTCGGGTGTAGAACTCCGCGGCCCTGTGAGCCTGTACGGGACGTACAACCTGGTGTGCAGCGGCCGTTCATTCGTCGGCGATCACGCCGCTGCGTCCTGGGTTGCCGCTGCACTTCCCGCACCCCCTGATCTGCCGGCGGGGCACACGCTTTACCAGATCGACATCGCCGCTGCGTTGCAGATCGGTAACGGCCTGCCCTACTCAAGGCTCAAGAAGTACGACCCGGTCGATCTGTACGATCCCGCAACAGCAACGATGTTCAGGGGGTGGCTGTACGCGGTGCTGGGTAACTGGTCGATGTCCGTGATCCTGCCGAACACATACGTGGTGGCGAACAATACCGGCAGTGTGCGGGTGCTGAAGAAGACTGTCCGCGTTCGTGATGCATCCGTCGCCAACTATGTAGAGGTGCGGCACGGTGAAGACGTAAGCCTTGATTTCGTTCAGGCAAACCGGGTGTACGTGAAGCAGAACCGGAAGTGCGACCTCGGGTTTACCGTGCTCGACAGTGTCGCCAATTGGGACGTTTTTGCCGGGTTCGACAGCGACTTCGGGTTCGGCGCCAATAACAGATATGACATCCAGATCCGCAGCAATGCCAGCCAGACGATCGGGCGCAATGATTCGCTTTCCGTGTTTGATCGGATCGTGTTTGACACGACCGTTGCCGGCGTTATCAGTCTCGGCGGGACCGGAATGTCGGTCAATCGGCTTCAGATCCTCGGGTTTGATCCCGCTGCTGTAACGCCGAGTGTCAGTGTGACTGGAAGTCGTGTCTATGTCGGGCATGCTGAGCTTGACGATTGCCTGCTCTCGGTTGAAGCGGCTGTCGTCGGACTGACGGTATCTCGTGTCGATTGTAAGACGCTCACGCTGGTCGCTGGATGCTCACAGGTCATCGTGTCTTCGTACCGGGTAACAGGTACGCTGACGAACAGCACTACGGGCGCTGTACTGCTGGCGCACGAGCACGACAGCCGGACGAACCAGGACCGAAACTTGCGCTTGGTTTCGACAGCAAATATTTCGTGGAATGCTACGACGGGTGCTCTTTCCTGGACTGCCCCGCTCCGGTTCGACCTGCCTTTTGCGGCCGCAGGCTGGAATGATATCTCCCTTGCTTCCTCCCCCCAGACGCTCGGGACCGATGGCGATAGGATGGTTGTAACGTTGCAGCGTACAAGCGCGGGTGCCGTGGATGTCGCGCCGTCAGTGGTGCACAAGACCGCGCCGCTGGCTGACGGGAATAACACAGTGATCGTGGCGCTGCGGTTTGGGACATCTGTCTACTTGTGTGACGGGACCGTGCTTGAGACAGGGCAGACGGTCAAGCTGGGGCAGACACCGCCCCCCGACGGCAGTGTGACCTACGAGAAACTGGCCGATAGCGCTAAGGCGTACTCGGTAGACGCTCTCGGTGACTACGCCGCTGATCCTGTGGCCGTGGTCGAGACGGAGCAGGCGCAGTTTCGTAACGAGACGATGGTCGGCTTCAACTGGGCCGGTATGCCCGGCGCCGGCGGCGATGTAATCGGTACCGTTCAGTTTGTCGGCGCTGTGGATCTCAGCGGTGTTATGGCCGACAGTTCGTTCATCGACGCTGCTGGTGTCCGGCATCGTGTCATGGGCGTCGATGACGCGTTGAACCGGGTCTACTTGCACGGCGCGGCGAACGTGACGACGGTGCCCGTCCTGTCACAGTGGCACGGCGCTGTCGTTTCTGGTCCGCTGCACTTCAGCAACACGGGGTTGACGGCATTCACACACACGCGGCCGACGCCGATCACGCGGAACGATGGTGCAACCGGTGTCGGGCCGACAGATATCTTTACGTCGGGCGCCGGCGGTTTCACAGGCGTGGTCCGTGTTGGGGCGACACTGATCGTCAATGATGCAGGTACGCCCGGTGACAACGGCGTGTACCGTGTGATCGCCGTACCGGGTGATACGCAGGTTCAGGTAGACCGGGTGTTCGCCGTTGGTGGTCTCGCGGCGTTGACGTTTACGCTGCGGTGGTCGGAGGCGGCTTTCGGGGTTGCCGTCAATCTCCCGATAGCGGACGGTGTCACGACACAGTACCTGTTCTGGGACACGGCCGGAACAGCGCATCGTATCCTCGGCAAGACCGCTGGTGACATGCTTACGTTCGACTACAATGTTACGCTGGACACGTCGGCACCGAGCAGTTCGTCGCACGGCAAGCTCACCATCGACAATAACCCGCGTAGTCTGCCGTTGGCCGACGTGTTCTGCCAGACAGGAATCAGTCGTGTGCTGCTGAGTGAGCCGTATCGAGTGAACGAATACGGGCCGCAGGATTTGTACGCCTCGCCGAATGTGCGTGGCGGTGATCAGATCTGGTTGGATGCCCGCGATCAGCGCATTCGCTACGGCGGTCGTGTGGACTGGTCGGCGGCAGATGGTACGGTTCAGTTGCTCAGCGGGGCTTCGTGTTGGGCCGAGTTTACGTTCTACGGGAACGGTGCTGTCCCTCTGATTCGAGGAACTACTGCCGGTACAGTTACCGGGCAGGTCTGGATCGACGGGCGGTTGGTGAAGACGAACTTGACGACAGATGTCGCTGTCGAGCCGCACTCTGCGCTCCGGTGCCGCCTGTTCACTCGGGCTGTAATGAGCCCGGCGGCATCTGTGGGCGATGAAGATCCGGCGTGGTTGGCGACAGGCGTGCATACGATGCGGATCTTGCGGACGAATACATCGGAGACCGTGCTGTTGTACGGCTTCGATGTGGTCGTGCAAGACTACCAAAGCTCGGGGCTGCTGGTCGGACAAGGCGACGTGTTTATCGACGGGAAACAGGTCACGCGGAGCGCAGCCACCAAGCATTCAGCGGCGTTACCTGCGGTGACATGGAAGGGCGGCACGTCGGTATGGACGGTCAACAAGCAGGGCACGGTGACAGCATATCATTACGATGTTCCGGATAAGACACAAGCGACGGGAGACACGGCAGTCGCTTCGCCGACGATCAGTAATGTCAATCCCGATCCTGTTATTGCGGGCTTCAAGTTCGGGGACATGATCACGGTGGAGAGCGGGGGTTCACGTGTTCTGCGCTACATCATCGCTATCGACCCCGCTGCGAATACCATCACGACGGACGAGAACATCGGATTTCTTTCTGCCGGTGCTGTTGTCCGGTTCTACGGCTCGACCTGGATGTCGCTGTGGGATGTTCCATCGGCGCCCGAGCGCAAGACGTTCTACCCGGTAACGGCGCTGTCAATGGGGGCAGCGGATGGGGGCGTGTTTTACGATGTCGATAACGTGCCCAACAATGTCAAAAGCAACATGTTCTACGTGGCAGGTGACGGGTCTACATGTTTCGTCGGGTGGCAGGCGGCTGTGACCGAGGACGCTGCCGGGAAATTGGTTGTGCTGGTGTACGATGATCCTGTGCTCTCGTTCCCGTTGCTGCGGTTCGGTTGGTATGGTACGGGGCTCGATCTGCACGTCCCTTACGAGACATCAATTCCGTTCAGCGCAACGTTCGAGTTTACTGTGTACATTGATGGGCATTCGATCGGGTCACACTCGGTCGCCGAAACCGGTGCTGGTGCTTGGCGCGTGTGTGAGCATTTGCCGATGGGATACCATGTCATTCAGATCTCGCCGAGTGTTGCCGCCGCCGGCGCCAATGCTGTGTTCATGCTTTCCGGCATTACAGTCAGATCGATCGACGCTCAATCGGCCGTGCCCGACGAGGTTATCGCCGGTGTTATGGACCGGCCCGGTGAGCAGTTGCTGCATCTGGCTGCGACGGCGCTTGACCCCGGTCGCGGGTGGGACCGGCATTACCCGTATCGCGACTTCAGAGCGACGGGCACGAACATCTCGATGATCAGTTCTTCAGTACTTCCTGGCGGGCATGCGCTGCAGATGACGGACGCTACGGGTACGGTTACGTTCTCGTTTTTCGGGACCGACTTTGTCGTCCGCGGAACGAAGGGGACGTGTGACACGTACATCGACGGGCAGGCAAGCGCGTTTGCGTTCGAGACGGTTATCGCGCGCTCTAACTGGGGGTGGCACACGATCAAGATCGTGCAGACCGGTGCGGGAGTGGCGACGGTAATCAGCGCGATTGATGTTCGTGCTCCCGGTGCCACATTCCGCCCGTTGGCGGATAGACTCGTTCATCGTAACGACGTAACCGGGTGTGGCACGACGTGGTGCCCTATATCTGACGGTTCGGTGCAGGGGCATGCGGCCGTAGGCGGCGGCAGAACGTTTTCGACAGCGGCACAGGCGCTTACCGCCACTACGCTGACGCGTGTGCTCGATACGTGGACGTCCGTCGTTGTGCCGGAGGCGGGAACATACGAGGTGGTGGCGGCAGTAAGGGCAGCACTCACGGCTCCGGCGGCAGATGGAGAACTGACGCTGGAACTGACCGTGGACGGGCACCGGCATGCTGTCAGCGCGTTGCAGCACAACCTGCACGGTGCTACTGCGCCGCAGTGGCTGGTGTTTCCGCCGGTGTTTCTCGACCTCGCTCCTGGTGTGCATTCATTCGGGCTGCGTGCTCTCGGTCTTACCGGGGGCGTGGCCTTTGATCTATCGAACCGTCGGCTGGATGTGCGGGCGGTCAACCGGCTGCATACGGTGCGGGCATGAACGAGTCCAAGATTCCAGCGTGGCGTCTGGCGCTTGCTAGGGCGTTTCTTCCTCGGTCGGCGCGGCTTACGGCAACGACGGTCAGGCCGTCTGCGCAGGAGCCGATCGTTCTGCCGGACATGCAGCTTTCAACTGGCGCCGACAGGTACATGCGCGCCGTGTACGGCAACACACCGCAGCAGCGTGTTGCTCAGTACGATCTGTACCAGGAGCTTGACACTTACCCCGAAGTGTCGGCGATCCTCGACTCTTACGCCGAGGAGGCATCGCAGGTGGACATGGAGCGGGGCCGGGCTGTCTGGGTAGAGTCAGCGAACGAGGGCGTCGTGTCTTGTGTGGAAGACATGTTGCTCCGGGTTGAAGCGGAAGAGATGGTGTACGCCATACTGCGGGATGTGGCGAAACTGGGTGATTTCTACCACAAGGTGCACGCAACAGCGGGTAAAGGGGTCGATGCCGTTGAGGCAGTGGACCCCGGCTATGTGGAGCGCTCAGAATCCGATAACGGGACGTTGCTCGGCTACTACTACGACCGGACACAACGCGGCAAGGCTTGGTCGCAGGATGACTTGAAGGATGCGTACAAGCCGTGGGACTTCATTCACTACCGACTGTTGGGTACGAATCTGACGTATTTCACCGGGACCGGGAGCACAGCGATCATTGAGCGGGCGGTTCACGGGAAGAGCATCCTAGCGACTACCAGAGTCCCGGCAAAGCAGTTCAAATGCGCGCTGGACACTGTGATGGCGTACCGTATGACGAACAGCCTCGACCGGCGCAATATCAAGGTGGACGTTGGTTCGGGTTCAGCGGAGCAGGAGATTTTCAACAAGCTGAACCGATGGAAGAACCAGATGAAGCGGCAGTCGTACCGCAACCCGGCTACGGGTGAATACGATGTGTTGTACAACCCGCTGGGATTGACTGACGACTTGATCTGGCCGACCTGGAAGGACTCGCAGACGGCGATCGAGGTAGTGCCGGGTAAGCCCGACATTTGGGCGGCGTATGACGTGGATATGACGCTGGACCGACTGTTTGCTTCAGCGAACGCGAAGAAGTCGTGGTATGGGTACGGGGAAGAGGCCGACGGTAACCGGGCGCTGGGGTTCCGTTCCATCCGGTTTGCCCGCTTGGCTATTCGGTTGCAGCGGGCTGTCATTACCGGGTTGATGCGGCTGGCGCAGATCCACTTGGCGTTGTTGGGGCTGCCGACGTCTGCCAGGAGTTTCAAGATATGTATGGTACCGCCGTCGCCGCTGGAACTCTTGCAGCGGCTGGAGGTGTTGCAGACCGTGTTGGATGTCGGCGATCGGATGACGGCGTTCGGCGTGAATCTCGGTTTCGACATGGAAGAGTGGCGTGCCTACATTCTGCGCTCGCTTCTGTCGTTCTCCGATAGTGACATCGACCGGTACTGCGCTCCTATTCAGCCGGGCACTGTTGGTGGTGCGGTCGGAGGCATGCCGCCTGGTTTGGGTGCCGGTGTCCCGCTTGGTCCGCCTCCCGGTGCCACGTCACCGTTGGAGGGTGAGCCGCCGACTTTACCGCAGCCGGAACCCGAGGCCCCGCCGCTGCCGGAGCCGCAGGTAGCTTCGGTACAGCGCCGTTCGCTTCGTAACGAGATTCCGTTGGTTGAGGGGGATGACGTGCGGGATAACCTGCTTAACGGCCTCATGCGGTCGTTCAAGGGAGGCGGCAAGAGCCTGCGTCGATCAACGGTCGAGATCTCGGACCATTTGGACCGCTTACCCCCGAAGGGGGCGGTAATCGGCGCCGTACCTGTGAAATCCGATCTGAATGGCTGAGTTCAGGCAGCGGTTTCCGGGTCTGTATTACCTGTTGGAGCGGATTGAGGATTTCTCTTCCGTCGCGGGTCCATCTCTCGATGAAGCGGTACTGTCTGCTCGAATCGAAGCGCACGTCGGGGCGTTGGCTCGGCTGGATGAAGAAACTGACTCCGCTTTGTTCGCTGAAAGAACGGCCGATACGCTTGGTGCTGCGTATCTCCGTGGGTTGACGCATGGCGCGCCGTTGGATGAAGCCATCGACGCTGATTTTCTTGAAGATGCTATCCGGACTGCGGTTGCTTTGGACCTGTCAGAGCCGCGGGATCGGGAATGGCTGGAAGAGGCGATCCGGTACTCGCGGACGCTTTATGAGTTCCGCAAGACGATTGAGCGTGTAGGCTCGGCGCTGAAGCGGGCAGGTAGTAAGGCGGCGTCCTGGGTGAAGGACGTCGCGCGCCGGACGACCGATGTTGTACGCCGCACGTTCGGTAAGCCGGAGAAGGAAGTCGAGCCGCCGGTCAAGGGTCCGCAGTTACCTCCACCGGAAGAACCGAAGGTGTCCAAGGAAGAACCGAAGGAAGCGCCGAAGCCGGAAGCGCCGCCGGTCAAGGGTCCGCAGTTACCCCCGGAAGAGCCGAAGGAAGAGCCGGAGCCGGAGGAGGTACCCGAGGAAGAACCGGAGGAAGATCCAGAGGCGGCTGTCGAGCACATGATTTACCACTGGGTGCGGACATTCATTGAGTCATGCCCCGATTGTATCAAGATACAAGAGCACAGCCCCTACACAAAGGCAACACTCCCGACGTACCCGCGGGCGGGGCACACGATCTGTCGGGAGCATTGTCATTGTTACCTGAAACAAGAGCGCGTGTCTGCTGCCAAGTACGAAGAAATAGAGCGCAAGACCGGCGGTGCTGCGCTGGTGCGGTTGATGGCGGACCTGCTTGGTATTCAGTACAGCGACAGGTCGTGGGTCGGTATCGCTCGCCGCGCCGCTAAGAAGGGCTTGCGTCAGATTGGAAAGCGACTGCTGCCCAAGAAGCCGCGTGCGCAGCGTAAACCGTTGTTTCCCGGTCGGACGCCCCCGTCTCCGTTCAACCGCTGATGCTGGCAGTCAGTCAGACGGCGAGGTTTCAGTACGGTTCGGTCCTGGTTGCCGTCTATCGGAACGCGGATGCCGGCGGTCGGGCTTTCGTGGACGTCGTCATCTACCGGCGAGTCAATGGCTCGTTCAGGCGTGGGGCCAACTTGAAGCCCGCAGATCTGCCTGTTCTCGCTGATTTGCTACTTCAAGCGGGGCGGCACATACAGGCGGGTGGTTGACGGTGTAACGCCGGTTTGTGGTATAGATACTAGCAGACGGGGGTGTCTGTACGTGAACGCTACGCTACGCGACCAGTTGCTTGCTTGGGTCACGCAGCGTAGCGAAGTCGCCGTCGCGTCTTCCCGGCTGGCGGGGTTGGTTGCCTTGTTCGACCACTGGCCCGCGGACTGCTTGCTGGTCCGCGGGCGGTTTTCGTCGCTTGCTCGTCGGGAACTCGGGCCTTGCTACCGTAGACGGTTGATCGGCAACTTCCATGTGCTGCAGACAGACATCCTCGTGTTTTCCCTCTCCAGTTACGCTGATTACATGTCGGGGCTTGTGCGGGCAGACCGCATGTATGGCGATCTGCTCCGGGCGATGATGACGGATGCAGATAGGGAACAGCTTCGTTTGGTGTGGCCGGGCATGCAGCGCGGCGAGTTCGGGTTTGCGTGTCCGCGGGAAAACAAGGTGCAGCAGACGGTGTCTGTCGTACTCATACCGCTGATTGAGCAGCCGTATGGTGTGGCGTGGGAGATCTTCGACTGGCGACGGCCATGATGCTCGGGGGGGCGAAATGATTTGGCTCGTGGTAGGAGAGGCGGGTGCCGGCAAGAGCGCGTTCATCGACGGGATGCAGCGGCGGATGCATTTGTCGCCCGCTTCCCTGGTTTTCGTGATTTCGCCTGACGACGAGGGCGCTGCGGAGCAGGGCGACTACGAACGGTATGCCTGCGAGGCGATCGAACGGTATTCCCGGCAGCAGACTTTGTTCGTCGAGTGGCGGCTGTCTGCGGGCGCTCCGGTCCCGGCTTCGATCCTCCGGGCGGCAGACCGGGTTGTTCACGTTTCTACTACAATCCCGAAGCGGTGATACACGTATGTCCGCGGACATACCGTTGCGTTTGCACCGCTAAGCTGTCACGGCGAAGCGGAGTTGTGTTTCGTGGTATAGGCATGATGTGGGGGTGGGCGGTGAAGCTCCAAGTTGGTCCGGTCAAGACAATTGTCGATGCCGACTACTGGGAGATTCAAGACCTGGCGGTGAAGCTGAAGCTGGAAAACGAACCCGACTTTGCGTTCATATCGCCCGACGGTGAGATGTATTCTGGGCTGGTCCCACTTGTGCGCAAGCTGATGCCCGATGTCGTGGTCGTAGAAGAATCGACGGCGGTTCCGATTGAGGTTTCTGACGCCTGGTTGACCGGCTTGCTCCCCGGCGTTGAACTGCGAGACTATCAGCGTCTCGCTGTGCAGAAGCTGCTGTCTGGCGGGCGTGGGCTGATTGAACTGCCTACTGGCTCCGGCAAGACGGAGTCTGCTGTCGCTGCGTCGAAGATCCTGCTCGGGTACGGTAAACAGATTTTGTTCTGCTCCGGGTCACTGTTCATTACGGAGCAGGCTGCTGCTAGGTACAGGAAGTACGGGATTGACGATGTCGGGCTGGTGATGGGGGACACAAGGGAGTTCGGGCATGCGGTCACGTGCGCTACGATTCAGACGCTGAACAACGGGCTGCGGCATCAGGACGACAGTATACTGTCGTTGCTGCAGTCATGCGATGTTGTAATCGCCGACGAGGTTCACCATTCTCCAGCGTCGAGTTACGTGGCGGTGTTGGAGAGGTGTGGTGCTTCCTACAGGTTCGGTCTGTCTGCTACGCTGTTTGAAGACCTTGACGAGTATGCTCCCCGCGATCTCGCTTTGATCGGCCTGATTGGGATGCCACTGCTTTACGTGCCGCTGCATGTGCTGGTCGAGCGCGGCATTTTGCCGACGCCGTTCGTGATCATGTCGGGTGTCCTGTCGTCGTCTGAGCCGATTCCCGAAGATCGGTCGTGGGACGGGCTTTACTCAGCGTGTATTACGCGCAACCGGGTCCGCAACGGCATTGCCGCCGACATCGCCCGGACGTGTGTTGACCGCGGGATCAAGTTGCTGATCTTCGTCGGGCATGTGGAGGCTCACGGGCTGCCTTTGCTGGAGTTGATCTCGCGGTATGTCCCTGGCACGATCTTTGTGACGGGGAACCGCGAGGTCTATACCAAGCCCGGCGAGAAGCCGGAGGAGTGGGACTTGCAGCGGTTGCGTGAGTACGTGCAGTCGCGTGATCAGGTGGTGGTAATCGCGTCGCCCGCTCTGGACGAGGGAGTTGATATTCCCGATTTCGGTGGTGTGATGCTGTGCGGCGGGGGGAAGAAACCGCGGCGGGTCTATCAGCGTATGGGCCGCGGGATGCGAAGTCGTGGTGTCGGAGATACGTTGCTCGTCTTCGATTTCTGGGATGCGATGCACCCGACGACCGAGCGCCATTCGCGGCGGCGTTTGAAGCTTTATCGGCGGGAACGTATCCGCGTTTGTTCCGTGATGGACTGGATAAAGGAACCTGATCCGTGGAAACTCCCCGCTATACTTTTGACATAGGCTTTCAGGCGCGCATCGTCACGGTGATGCTCCGTGACCCGATGTTCGTGCCGTCATTTCGGGACGTACTTTCACCCGGATATTTCGAGACGACGGACCTGTCCGTAGCTGCGATGCTGCTCCTGAAGTATTACGACGAGCGGCGGAGTATGCCGGACCAGACCACGTTGCTGACAGAGGTACGTCAGTACGCACAGATCGCTGCCTACGCCCCGGAGCAGACGGAAGCACTGATGCAGTCCATTCGGGCGATGTATCAGTCCGAGGTCCGCGATTCGGAGTATGTGAAGGAAGCTGTCGTGAAGTTCGGCCGACGGCAGGCGATGAAGGACGGGATCTACAAGTGCATCGATATCTTGCGGAATAACGGCGACGAGGAGGACTGCCGCAAGATAATGACTGAGGCGACACTCGCCGGGTTTGATGTGACGCGAATCGGGACAAACGTGCATCAGCAGCTTCCGGCGCTGGCGCAGATCATCCGGTCGGAGAACCAGCGCCGTCGGCGGGTACCGACCGCCATTCCGTCGCTTGACCATTGCGCGTTTGGTGGACCTTGCCGCGGTGAGGTGTGGGTCGTTCTTGGACTGTCTGGCGGGGGGAAGTCCGTCTGGATGCTGAACATGGCAGCGGCGGCGATAAAGCAGGGGTTTCCGGTGGTGTACTACACGATCGGAGATTTAGAGGAGTCGGATGTGTTGCTCCGCTTCGGTTCCCGTTTCACGGGGATTCCGACGTTTGAGATCGTGAAGCCGAACGGCCCGCTCGGGGCATTCTTCGCCGACGGAGCGTGGGGCCTCAATCCCTTCTACTTGCGGGTTAAATACTACCCGTCGGGTCGGCCCACAGTCGAAACGCTGCGGGCGCACTTGGCTAAACTGCGGGCCGTTGATGGCGTAGCGCCGGCGCTGGTCGTGGTGGACTACGCCGACGAGTTGGCGGAGATGAACAACGAGAATTCCTATCAGGCGGGGAAGAGCGTCTATTCTCAGTTGCAGCAGCTTGCCCGAGACTTTGATTGCCTGGTGTGGACGGGGTCGCAGGTTCAGCGCTGGCGTCCTTCAAAGGGCGATGAAGAGTTGCGCATGGACCGCATCGGTGAGTCGATCAAGAAAGTCCAGATCGCTGATGGGGTCGTATCGATCAATCAGACGCGCGAGGAGTACGACAAGTGCATGGGGCGCTTGTGGGTTGATAAGGTGCGCCGCGGACGGAAGTTCAAACTGATCCCGATGTATGTTGATTACTTCCGCATGTACATGACTGAGTACATTGTTCCGCCTGCGGGAGTGTTGCCGGTACAGGCGCTCCCTGCCTCGGTGTCGTAGTCCGTGGTATAATGTGTGTGGGGGTGTGCTATGGATGAGATCTTGAAGGCGGCGGGAATCACGGTTCCCCCGTGTTTTGTCGAACGGAAGCGCGTACGCCCTGTCGCCGGTGAAGTTTCCACCGTCGGTGTTTCGGGGGAGCGCCCGATTGCGTGGGGCAACTATTTCACTTTCGCTGACGGTGATGTCCGTTGTGGGAACATGTGGGCCGAGAACCTAGAGCATATCGCTTCCAAGCTCCGAATGACGGACGTCGAGATCCTGGTCTGGACGGGGACTGACCCCGATGACGCGGTTGCTGTTGTGGTCGATGCCCGTGTTCCGAAGGAGTACTTGAACGACAGCCTGTACCTGTACGGGAGCCTGTCGCTGGCAGTCCGCGTAGCTGCGGAAAACTTCGTGCGGCTTGCCGGCGGCAAGATCAAGATCCCAGGGAGGTAAGGTCATGGAGAAGTCAGAGGTGATGTATGATGTGGTCTGCTACAGCGGGATGGTGTGTGAGGCGGCGTTGTCGGACCTTCCGGCCAACGCTGACATCGACGTCGTACTGGATGTGGGGCCGCTGACGATTCGCGCCGCTGTGGTCGAGGGCTGGCGCTCGGCCTCTTCAGTCTGGCGATTCTTTCGCGCGAACATTCGTTCCAAGTACCAGTGCAAGAGAGTCGTGGATGCTGCGATTAACTATACAATGGGGGTCTCAGATGAAAATTGAGGAGCATGTCCGGCGGCTGTTGGGGCGGCGGGTTCAAGACAAGGTGACGGGGTTCAAGGGCGTTGTTACCTGTGTGTCGTTCGACCTGTACGGCTGTATTCAGGCCGTTGTGGCACCGCAGGCAGAGAAGTCGGGGAAGGTGGAAGACAGCCGTTGGTATGACGTGGCACGGCTGGAAGTGGTCGGTACAGCACTGGTGATGCCTGTGCCCGATTTTGCGTCCGGCTACATCGCTGACGGCCTCAAGGGGGCTGCTGAAAAACCTGCCGGGAGATAGTGCCAGTGGTCGGGACTGATCCGGTTCTTGTTCGTGTGCTTGGCGATCCGATTCACTCGGCGTCGGGCAGCGAGGTCCGGTTCGCTTGTCCGTTCTGTAACTCTGTACTGAACAGTCATACGCATAAAATGCCACTCTACCTCAATCCGAAGAAGGGCCGCTGGTTCTGTCATCGGTGCGAAGAGGGGGGGTCGATTGAAGGGCTGTATCGTCGGCTCGGGCTGGCGTATCTGTACACGCACCCTGAGTGCCGGTGCTTGGACGACATGGTCAGCCTGCTGGAAGAGGAAGAAGAGAAGGCGGAAGAAGCCAAGGTGCTGCCCGTTCCGCCGCTGCAACCGCTTACGACCGCCGGGTACAACTATCTGCGTGACCGTGGGATCTCCGACTGGTCAATTCGGCGGTACAGGATATTCGAGGGTGCGCGAAATGAGGCATACGACCTCCGTGGACGCGTAGTCTTCGTTGATGAGGATGAACACGGTATTCCGCTGTATTGGGTCGGGCGGACTTTCGTCGGGCACCGGAACAAGTATCGGAACGCACCCGTGTCCAGGCGGGACCAGGTCTACCAACTGCGGCGTGTGTTGCGGCGGGATATTGCGGTGTTGGTTGAGGGACCAATCTCTGCGGTCATAGCGTCCCAGGCGCTGGGGGACCGAATAATCGCTGGTTACGGGAAGCACGTGACTGATCGGCAATTGGCTCTGATCGCTGCCGCTGGGTTCCGTGAGGTCTGCGTTGCTCTGGATGGCGATGCCGTTGGTAAGGCATACGCTATTGCCGCGATGCTCCGTTCCAGCGGCGTTGAAACGTCGGTGTTGGAGTTTCCGGGTCACGATGATGATCCGGCGTCTGTGCCTCCGTACCAACTGGCGCACTTGTTCTGCGCTCGTCGGCCGTATGATCCGTTGGTGCACATGAGTTTCATGGTGCAGTCGATCGGACTGATTTCTCGGCGGTGTCAACCGGTTACTAAGCGGGCGTTCACGCTTGATCAGGTACAGGCGCAACTGAGGTCGTTACAATGAATGTGCAGGGCAGACACGAGCAGCAGGTCTTCGTTTCACGTCTGACGTGGAACGCGCATGCGAGTGGTCTGCCGCTGCCGTTTCGTCGCGCCTGTGCGCGGGGTGACGACAGTTTACTGTTCGCTCTTGTTGGTGATTTCGTTGTTGCCAAGTGGGCGGGCAGCGCCTTGGTTTCTGTTGACCGCGCATACGCCAGCGATAGTGAATCGTTTGTCGGGTTTAACGTGGTATTGTCGGTGCCTGATCCTGTGCCGGAGCCGGTGCACCGGCCGAAGAAGTGTCGCGGTCTATTGACTCCGGTAATGACGTCGAACAGCGTGTTGTACCGGATGTCGCGGAGGATCAGATGAACGATGGTGCTACAGTTTTCGTGTATGTATCCGATACTACGCTGTTTGCCGGGGTGATTGTGCCCGCGATGCTGGTCGTAGCGCCGTGGCCGTCGTCGGTGTCACCTGACGCGACGCTGGTCTGCAAGGTCTGGTTCCCCCTGGTACGGCGTTCTCCGTTTTCCGGCGAGACGACAACATTCTCGGTTGATGATGTGTTTGAAACAGAGGCCGCTGCTATTGCAGCAAAGCCGGAGCGCGATGCTTTCTATCGCGGCTTAGGCATGTAGGGGGGCAAGTGGCAGTGCGCACATCTAAGACGGCATCCGGGTTTCATTGTGTTCTGCTTGAAGCGGGGACGTACTGTCTTTCTTGGAAGATAGACAGCGCAACACAGATACCGAACTTCTATTATAGGCGTAGTACGCAGCGTAACGCCATCCGTTTCTGTGTCAGGCATAAGCTCCGGTTTCCTGGCGGCGAGGTCTGGGATGCGCGATCCGCCGACTGCCATTACAGGCACCGACTGATTGGTGTGCTGGTAGAAACCGTACCGATGGGGTCGTGGCCTGGTGGACTTTGCCGGGTGATCAAGCGGTTGCCCGATACAGCGGCGCCTGAGATCGTGTTTCAGGTGCGGCATCTGGACGGACGGGTACGCCCGCGTGAGATCGGTGTGTTCGACTACGAGCAGGTGATCGTCTACTCGAAGGTGCGGGTATGAGCGATTGGTCTCGGCGCGGGCCTGTGTTCCCGGAATTGGATATTGCGCTTTCTCTCCTCTTGCAGGGCGTGCGCTTGTCTCCCCGTCTATCTGTCGCTACGGCAACTCAGATACTGGCGGACAGCCTCGGCGCCGCGAATGATGCGCGTGTTGCCGAGGAGGCGCTGGTGCTCGCTGGGGGGTTTCCGGCTCCGTTCCCGGTTTGCAGGGAGCGGCTGACGCATATCGGTGGCGGGTTGTGGGGGTGTGTGATCCGTTTCAGACGCGCGATAGCCGGTGTTGATTCAGATGTTGCGGTAGCGTCCGTCGGTCCGGTCATACCGGACGTTGTTGTTTCCGGTATGGTGACGTTTGCTCCCGGCATATGTGTCGATTGTGCTGTGCTATTGTACTCGGTCGATCGGTGAAGTGTGGTCGCGTACTACAACGAGATTGATCCGTACTGCGTCGCGTGGCTGTGGAACCTCATGGTGGCGGGGCACATACCGTTGGGCGACATCGACGACAGGCCGATACAGACGGTTTCCCCCGCAGATTTGCACGGGTATACGCAATGCCACTTCTTTGCCGGGATCGCTGGTTGGCCGCTGGCCCTGCATCTCGCTGGTTGGCCCGAGGGACGCCCCGTGTGGACCGGCTCGGCTCCTTGTCAGCCGTTTTCTGTTGCAGGCAATCGGAGAGGAGTGTGTGATGACCGACATCTCTGGCCAGACTTCTACCGTCTCATCCGCGAGTGCAAGCCTGACACTGTGTTTGGCGAGCAGGTTGGAGCAGCAATTGGAGGGGGTTGGCTCGATCTTGTATTCGACGACCTGGAAGGAGAAGGTTACACCTGCGGGGCGACGGTACTTCCAGCTTGTAGCGTCGGCGCACCGCACATCCGGCAGCGGCTGTACTGGGTGGCCGACTCCCAACACGCCAAGCGGCGGACGAACGATGGATGTGGACAAGATGGATGCCACGGGGCGCACGCAGGACGGGAAGAAACACACGGCGAGCCTGGAGCACGCTGTGAAGTTTGTCGGCTGGCAGACGCCGCGGGCACGGGGCGACGCGGGCGGGAATCGGGTACAGCCGGGAGATGTGCGGAACCTGGAGGACCAGGTGCAACTGGTCGGCTGGACAACGCCAAGCAGCAGAGACTGGAAGGACACACCGGGTATGGCGACGACGGGGATCAACCCGGACGGGACGGGGCGGGAACGACTCGACCAGTTGCCCCGGCAGGCGGCGCAGGCCCCTGGTCCGACATCGAATGGCTTTCCTGCCGGGACGGAAAGTCTCGCCCGACTCGCCCCAGAATTCGTCTGCTATCTGATGGGGTTGCCCATACAATGGACTCAATTGGCACCTGCCAGAGGGAAACGGGGGTGATGTATGGGGCGCAAACAGAAGGAAACTCCAGAGAAATATTGCAAGCAATGCGCTGTGCGTATGATGCGGAAGGTGTTCGGGCTGAGGTTGGAGGATCTTTCGGTATTCAACCAGCGGCTGTTCTGCGACAGGAGATGCATGGCGTCGTGGCAGATGGGGAGGATCAAGGTAGAGTCGCCGAAGGCATACCGGAGACAGGCAGCAAAGCACGTCGGGAAGAATTGCCGGGACTGCGGGACTGCGCGCAATTTGAACGTACATCCCGCGGACGGCAACCCAATGAACAATGCCCCGGACAACCTGACGCCCGTGTGTTTTGTGTGTCACATGAAAGAGCATGGGCGCTTGCGACGGGAGACGGCAAAACCGAAGCCGCCTTGTCGTTTTTGCAGCGTTACCTCAGTCAAGGCGGGGATGTGCCCACGACACTATCAGAGATTCAAAAAGCATGGGAATCCATTTCTGACGAAGAGAAAGCGGGGTGCGGTATATGTAGTGGAGGCCGATTTTGCATAAGCTCGGTCAGCCCGATCGCTCCCGTCAGGCCCGGTCGCACGGGGCAACTGCGCGCGTACGGAAACGCAATAGTGCCGCCGCTCGCTGCGGAGTTCATTCGTGCGTTCATGGCGTGCCGGCCATGACGATGTTGTCGGGGGTCTTGTTTGTTGGTGCGGAATTGGATGCTCAGAGTTTTGCAGTCGCGTGTGCCAGTACTGAAACTCCCCCGGTTCCGGTCGAGCAGGTGTTGTTTTCTGCGACGCTCATTCTGAGGCGCATGTTTCACCGTGCTACACAATAGGTGCTGTCTCACTTCTGTTACGGGTAATCAGTTTGCTTTGGTTCTCGCTGGTTACGAAAAATAGGGCTTGACTGGCACGCTGATTGCATGGTAATCGGGCTGGGTGATAACCGGAGGCGATGCCGATGAAGACGGATGGATGCCCTGCCTGTGCATGTAAGCTGGCGACTGATCCCGGTAACGGTACGAAGACGAGGAGCGTAGTCAAGTGTACGCGCTGTGGTGCGCTGTACACGGTTCACGCCATTTATCTTGGAGAGTCGTTCGAGATCGTCCGTCCGTTCTTCGACCCTGATCCGAATCCGACCGAACAGTGCTACTTCGATTTTGTGACCCTGGGGGCCGCCGGTGTCGGTCGTCGCCACGGCTGGTTCAACCCGAAAACGCGTCTTTTGACGCAGGTGGGGTGAGAAGAATGCCGCTCATTCATTCAATCACGGCGTATGTCCCTATCAGGAAGTGTGAGGATGATGGTCACACTTGGCTGGACGTTTCTGCCCTTGACGTGGACAGGGCGGGTTGCAACCTGCAGATTCGGAAGTACCGGAAAGCTGGTGGGGCGGCCTGGGATGATGCCAACCGCGTAGTGCGGATCGTTAAGGTACTCGTCGTCGAGGTCGGATAATTCAGGAAATCGGAGGAAGACGATGTCGAACGAATTGACGGCAGAAACGAAGTTGGAAGATGTCGTTGTTCAGTGGCTGCGGAAAGAGGCGGAGGAACGGGACGGCGACGTACAGTCGGTTGCTGCCGATTTGGCGCGGGACGGCTGTGTGTCGGGGATCGTGGACACTCTGGTTTATTACGAGGACACCGTGCTGTTTTACGGGACGCACAAGGCGGAGATCAACCGAATGCTGGCCGAACTGCTGTCTTGCGCCGGAGAGTCGTGTCCAGCAGCGTTGTTCGCTGAGAAGTGGGACTCGGAAGACCCGCTGGCGTTGGACCAGCAGAATCAGAACCTGCTGGCGTGGTTCGGGTTTGAGGAAGCAGCGCGGCGCGTGTGCAATCGAGCGGGGATCGAACTCTGATCAGGGGGGGCGGCATGTATTCGTATTCGGCAATGGCGCGGAGTAGGCTTGCACGTTTTCCTTCCGTGCACGATCTGGAACCGGCTGATCTGGAGCAGGAAGCTGCGCTGGCGGTGTCGGAGGTGTTGCAGCGTTGCCCCGGTCTTGATGGTGACGGTTTGTCTCGGCTGAAGACTACGGTGGCAGACAGGCGGATGACGCGGGTACTGCGGTACCGGTTGTGGCCTGCCCGTGACCCGCGGGTAGACACGCCGCTTGCGGCAGACGAGGGCGGCGGTCCCCCGGCATCTGGCATGGGGCCGGATGAAGAATGGGACGCCGCCGAACGGCGGTGGCGGGTAGCGCGTGTGTTTCGCGCTCTGCGTCGCAGGCTGCAGCCTCACCCTCTGGCTCTGGCTGTGCTGGACGTTCATCTTTTGCGGCCCGAGGTGACAGACGAGGAGCGTGCCGCTGGTGCGCATAGAACGTCATTGCTGTCGGCTGCACTGGTGGCTCGTCGGCTGCGTGTGTCGCAGTACAGGGTGAATATCGCGTTTCGGCAGATTGCCGCCGCTTTGGTATATGTAGTGCAGGAGGGCGGCGATGAAGACTTGGTCCGTTGACGCACAGGGTGTTCAGCCGGGCGTGCCCGGTACAGTTGTTTCGTGTGCCGACTGTGATAAATTCGCTGTAGTGCTCGGGCGGAAAGACGGTACGGCCGGGTTCACGTGGTATGTGCCGGTGCATCAAAACGTAATGACTACTGATGGGCGCATACTGGCATGTTCGGTTTTTTATACTCCGTCGCACTTGGTGTCTTTGACGCCTCCGGGCAGAATATCCAGCAACAGCGCTCTGGTAGTTCTGCGTGCGCCGTTGTCCACGCGGGTGTCTGTGTTTCCTGCTACGGATCTTCGCAGCATCACGCTGAAACCCGGTGTGGTGTGGGCGCTGACGCCGGCGGGTGACGTGCAGTTCGTGGCACTGGGTTATGTTGGTAAAGTAGCGGTAGACTACATGCTCATTCTTGACGACGGGGCGATCGTCTTGTTGGCGGACGGCCGTGGGGCACTTCTGGCCCTGAAGAATAGCGGAGGTAACGTCCGGCTGGACCTGGCTGCTGCCGTCTGTCCGCATGTGGAGGGACAGATCGGTGAAGTGGTGGAGTGATACTCGGGGGGTACGATGATAAACAAACTGACAGCGGAACAGGAGCAGGCACTGATCGAGTACCGCGCCGCGGCATTTCGCGCGGCGACGAGCACGGAGCCCGCGGACCGGCCTCGGGCGGAGGCCACCGTCCGCAAGCTGACCAGGATCGCGGGGGTCAAAGTTGATGGCGTGGTGTGGGTGCTGACGCCGCAGGCGGGGGCGGCGGAATGCGCCTCGCTCAGGGCCTCGCTCAGTGACTCGCTCAGGGCCTCGCTCAGTGACTCGCTCTGGGCCTCGCTCAGTG